ATCATGCTCCCCACTCACCATGTATACAACCTCCACCTACGGGTTTTAGCTGCTGGTGGCCTCGCAAGCTCCAGGTTCATGAAAAAATCTTACTCACTGTGTAAACGCTGCTACAAATGCTTGGATCTCTCTCATATCAGCCCGAGAAAAACTATTCCGGGCGTCCTTGCAATTGTCCATCATTGCAATAAATATACTATTTTTGACTAACTCTCCATATGAGTATAGCACTAAATTCCCATATGATATATTAACCTCAGATTTAGCGTCCGCTGAAGTTAGTTTATCAATCCATGGATACATATCAAGAAAAATTTCTTTTATGTGTTGTTCAATAAATAATTTATCCGTTTCCTGAGTGAATGGATAAAATGTAGACAATATCAAAGTAATATCAGTCGCCATAAACCGAGAATTGGCAACTAACATTCCTATATCTCTTCTAAATTCTGAGGTCCTGAATTTAGGTATACTTCCACCTCTTACTTGATATCTAACATTTATGCTAGATATTGATTCATGCTTCTTGAACATTACCAGCATCGGCTTGTTCAGTTCATTTGATATTGGTTTACCTAGTCTTACACGCAGCACTGGGATGCCAAAAGACTCAAGGTGGTCTCCATAATCAAATTCGTGTTTAGAAAAACACATATAATACCTCATAAATCCATCTGAATGGGTTACCGAGAACCTAGTGTCAGATTTTTCAACCGTTATATTATTAGACTGAACTGGCAGCATCAGTTTCAGTAAATTTGATATTCTATCTTCATTATCTTCAGGAGACACTATGAAGTCTATCGCATTTAATTTTGATAATATTTCAGCTTTATCAAGCCAGACTGACGCTATTAGAGCAAATGCGGCCGGAGAGATTTCCAAATTATTTGTAACATGAACGGATTCAAGAGTGATGGCTGGTAAATCAACCTGCACTTTGGATTCAATTCTACCTAGGATACCGTATAGTATTGAGGCATTTAGATAATATGTTAAAGCATCCGAAAAGACCTGTCCCAACATTAACATGATGGTCATGGAATCTTGGAGTTCGTTATCTCTATTCTCTAGAAATAGCGTTGGTTTCTTATTCATTGCACAATCTGGTATAAATGAAAACCTTTGAGGCACATTTGATCCAGGATTAGCATATTTCGAAGTCATGTGTCTAGTGAATATACTTGAGGCGCTATAATAAAACGCATCTATCCTTCGTTTTATAGTTAGCGGACCGTTTCCAGTCAGAATTGAATGTATTTGAGTCCGTAGCATAGATCCCTTATCATCCAATGAATGATTCGGTTTGAGATCTTTAGCTTGGGATGTTGGTAATGAAGTTATATTTACGACTGGTAGATTTAATGAGCTATGTAAGGTCCGGCTGCTAGTAGACCCAAATTTTGAGTATGCAGTGACTAGCTCGGAAGCCATTCTTTTGCCTACCTTACTGGTCAAGTAAGATTCGTTGTCAAGATTTCCGGAAAAATCTTCAACTATATTCATCAGACCTAAATTGTAGCAGTGAAATCCAACTCCAATCTTTTCATCAGAGACAAGTTTCACTACATCCTTGTATTCATTAAGTTCCGAAAATGCTTTTAAAGTGTATGATCCATCATTTGCAGAGGCGAAACAGAAGTCGGAAATCTTCATTTCACCGAACCCTAGCCAGGTCAAGTATTTCAGGAGAAAATACC